TGGGCAGAGGCCTTGCACAAACACTGGCCGCACGTCCAGATACTGAACGCTGGCCGAGACGCGCGGTTCTGGGTGACACATTGATTTTCGTGGTCGGAGCCGCCCGGTCGGGGACGACCCTGACTACTCGGATAATCGAGGCGTGTGGGGCCCGCCTGGGTGTCGCGAACGGTCTGGCGGAGCATATGCCGTTTAAGCGGCAATGGGTTTATCCCCGACTGAAAGAACGCGGTTTTGACCCATTCGGACAGAACCCGGTCCCCCAAGAACCGATCCGGGACATGGACCCGGATCAGGTCCGCAAAGAGATCGAGCCGCTTATCCTCGATGCCGACTGCGTGAAGGATGTTAAATCTGTTCACTTCTGGCCGGTATTGGTCGACGCTTTTCCAGATGCTGTCTGGCTTATCGTCTGGAGAGATCCGGGCAAGATTGCCCGGTCGTGCCTGCGGACCCGGTTCATGAAAGCCTACAACACGGAGGCTGAGTGGCGTCGGTGGGCTGAGACTTACCACGACCGGTGCAGGGAGCTGAAGCGGGCTCTCCCTGATCAGGTATTCAGCGTGGACGTATCGCGTCTCAGGGAGGACCAATCTGGCATCTCTGGCGCTGTGGAGGCGGCTGGGCTACAATGGAGTGACACAGCTGTGGATCGCGTGTTCGATCCGGCCAAATGGACAGGGTGACGTGATGGCGTGGTCTTTCGAAACGACGAACCTTGGGACGGACACGTCAGAGGGGCGCCTGAACGCCGTTCGATCTCTTATCCAGGACACCGACGAACACGCGCAGCAGCTTCAGAACGAAGAGATCGCCCTTTACCTCGCTCAGACGTCCAACGACATCTACCTCGCCGCTGCGATGGCCTGCGATGCACTGGCCGCGAAGTATGCACGCTTCGGGGACACCAGCATCGACAACGGCGGCATATCGGTGGACTACCAAGCGGTCACAGAATCCTACCGAGCCTTGTCCGTGCAGATGCGCCGCTCCAGCCAGAAGTATGGCACCATAGGGCTCGGAAAGCCGTCTGCAGGTGGCATATCCAGAGAAGCGATGCGTGACGTATATGAGGACACGGATCGCGTCGATCCCGCTTTTCGGCACCGGCAATTCCGCAACCCAGCGGGGTTTGACGGCACCGATGATGATGACAGGATTCGCTGATGGACCGTGAATATGGACAGGTTGCCCGGTCACTGGAAGGCCAGCCGGTATACGTCATCGGAGGCGGGCCTTCTCTGGTCGATTTTGACTTCGACACGCTCGACCCTGAGATCACGAAGATCGGAGCGAACGACGCTGGAAGACTCTCCAAAGCCGACATGATTGTTACCCTGGACCGGAACTACTACCGGCACAGGATAGAAGATCTGGTCGCCGCGGTCCGTGAGGGACGTATGGTATATGCCGCGTTGCCCGTTGACATGCCGCTTGCGACAACATTTCCCGACGAGATCGTCCATTTGCAATTCAAGCGGGGCCGAGGGTTATCCCAGGCGCCACACATGATTTACGGCCTAAATTCAGGGTTTGCGGCTTTGAACGTGGCGTTTCTTTCGGGGGCCACCGATATTCGCCTGCTTGGGTTTGACTTCAGGTTCACGCCCGAGCAGCCGCACTGGCACGAGGAGTATCACTGGTATCGCCAGAGGAGCGACCATCAGATTCGCCGCTGGGCTCGAGACTTTGACATTGCTGCGCCTCAACTTGAGCAGGCCGGCGTGCGGGTGACCAACTTTGTCGGAGAAAACGGGTCGTCGATCACGGCCCTACCGACACGCCCGCTTTCGGAGGCGATCTGACATGTCGATCGGCGCACTTATGCAGCAGAGCGCAGCACAGCTTTTCGCTCTGCACGGCGCAAAAGTGACACTTTCTCGTCCCGACGATACCAACGGGGCAGCGTATAATCCGACAACGGGCAGAATGGAGAATCCTGAGAGTTCCTTGACGTGGACCGGGGTCGGGTTTTTCTCTCGCTATCGAGTCGAGGACATCGACGAAAGTTCGATCAAGACCGGTGATCGAAAGCTACTCTTACAGGCCAAGGGTCTGAAACGTGCGCCGCAGATCAATGACACGGTCGATTCGACACTGACCATTCTTGATGTGAAGCAGGTTCGTTCTGGGTCGACCATCACCCATTACGTCTGCCGAACACGGGGCTGATTCATGGTTCAGATGCGCGTCATCACCAAGACCAGCGGTCTGGATCAGGTGATCCGGGAACTCCCGGAGCAGATGGCCGAAATCAAACGATCGGTCATGGAGCAGATGGCGGCAGACATCGCGCTGAACAGCCCTGTGGACAGTGGGGAGTATGTGACGAACCATCAGGTGCGTCTGCGGAGTGGATCTTTTACGCCGAACAAGATGCGCCCCGACAACCTGCCGCGCAGATCCAAGGGTGACACGGTAGACGTGTCTGCCAAGCAACAGCAGGGCTACGAGAACATGCTCGCGGACATCGCGGCTATCGACCTTTCGTCCAACAATTTCGTGTTCCGCAATCCGATGCTTTATGCCCGTATCATCGAAGGGGAGTATGGCGTATATGCTCAGGCTCGTAAGAAGGCTGCACAAGCTGTTCAGAAGGCTGTTCAGCAGCAGGCACGCAGAGGACGGTAATGGCGATCTACGACGATATCAGAGAGGCACTGGACTCCGAACTCGCCGCGCAGTCGGGCCTGCCCACCATCTTCTTCGAGAATGTGCCGAGCGAAGCATCCTCACCTACGGCCTACCTATCGACTCGAATGTTCTTCACTTCGCGCCGCCCATCTGTGCGCGGCCCCAATCCGCAGATGCGATACGAGGGCATCTACCGCATCATCGTTTGCGTCCCGAAGCGGTCTGGCACAGGAGATGCTCTCGGGTATGCTGAAACGCTGACGACTGCATTCGACGGATCGACCGACATAGAAGGCGCGAATCAGACTGTGTCTATCGACTTCACCGAACTGGCATCCCCGTTCGAGCAGGAGCCCTACTGGTGCCTCCCGGTCGACGTGAACTGGTATACCTATGGCCCGTGATTGTTTTGCAAGCCGATACGGTGTATCTTCCCGCAAATCCCACCGCATGAGGTGACCCATGACATTCTCACAAGGCTCGCGCAGTTCCCTCAGCTACGGGGTGCAGAGCGACTTCACGACGCAGGCATCCGCGAACTTCATCAACCTGCCGTTTCGAACCCATTCGCTTGACTTGGGGAAGCGCCTCAGTATCTGACGATCGAAGATGCGGCAGAGGATATCACGCAGTACCGCCTCTACACCGGTATGACCGTGAACACGATGGGCATCTCGATCGCGCCGAACCAGATGGTTACGACGACATTTGGTATGGTCGGGCGCAATGCCACGCAGAACCAGACATCCGCCGGCGGCACGATCACTGCGGCGTCAGGCAATGCGCCGTTCGACAGCTATAACGGTGCCATCTATGAGGGTGGCGTCGGATCGGGTGACCTGATCGAGTCTGTCAACTCGATCAGTTTCACACTTACCAACGGGTTTGATCCCACATTTGTCGTCGGATCCGACCTGACTCCTCAGCTGGAGTTCGGCCGAGCGGTTCTGGAAGGTGAACTGTCCATCTACTACGAGAACGAAACGATCATCGACAAGTTTCTTGATGAAACGGAAAGCTCCATCCAGGTGTCCGTCGACGATCCTACGGGGTCCAACGCCTACACATTCTTGTTCCCTCGTGTGAAATATAACGGTGCCTCGGTCCCGGTGGCCAATCCACAGTCCCGCCTTGTCACGCTGCCGTTCATCGCCCTTTACGACAGCAGTGAAGCGACGATGATGAAAATCACACGGAGCGTCTGATCCCACTGCGACCTTGTCCGCATTGGGAACGGAAGCGGTGGGCTCGTCGGGGGCCTGCCGCTTCCACCACCCCGACACCCCCGACTGGAGAAAGAGAATGAGTCTCGACAGCGTCGGCCGCGCCAAGGCCGAATCTACCCTGACCCTGATCCATCCTGCTACCGGCGCGGTTCTGACCAACGAAGATCAGTCGGAAATGACCGTTACGATCTACGGAGAATACTCCGACGTTTACCAATCAGCGTTTCACGAGAGGACACGCCTGCGGATCGAAAAGGCGCGGACAACCGGCGAAACCCACATGTCCTATCAGGATATGGAGGATGAGACTTTCGAGATGGTCTGCGCCTGCACCAAAGAGTGGAACCTGACCACCGATGAAGGTCCTGTCGAGTTCAGCCGCGACAAGGCTCGGGAGATCTACAAGACGTATCCGTGGGTCTATCGGCAAGTTCGTGGCCACATGGAGAACGCTGCCAATTTTTTGGACCGATCCGACGCGACCTGATCGAGTATGCTCGGCGGCATTTTCGCCTGAACGCTCGGGACTCGAACGGTGTCAGCGTCAAAGAGCATCTCCAGCAGCGGGCCCGGTCGATCGGAAAGGTTGCCCCGGAGTTGATCCTGCCCCCGTTTCCGGATGCAGGAGCCTATCTCTGGGAAATGTTCATGGACCTACACCGCGGGCGTTCATACGGCATGAACGGCCCGGAGCCGTTCACATGGACGGACCTACAGTCATGGTGTAATCTGCGCGGGAAGAAGGTTTCATCCGAAGAGGTCGACATCCTGATGGAGCTTGACCACGAATGGATCAGCGCGATTTCGGGAGCACGCCGTGGCAACTCTTAACGAAGTCAATGTCCAGCTTAAAGTCGATGGAGAGCGCGAAGCCACGCAGGCGCTGACCCGCTTCAAGCAAGAGTCTGGAAAACTGTCCACCAGTGTTCTGGACTCGGCCCGGAAGATCGAGTCGATCAATCGACGCTGGAAAGAAGCGGAAACTCTTCAGCAGAAGAACGTGATCTCGGCCAAGGCGATGCGCGCCGCGCAGACCCAGCTTGCGCGCGAGTATGCCGTGCTGAATGGCATGGTGCAGACCTACAACCGCAACGGCAAAGAGCAGACGCGGATCGCCACGAACCAGGCCAAGGCGATGCTGGTCGAAAAGAATCAGGTCGAAGCCGCCGCCCGAGCACAACAGCAGTATGCACAGCGCCTCAATGACTTGCGGATGCGCCTGGATCCGACCTACCGAGCTTCGACTCAATTCAAGGAGTCTTTGCGTGATCTGATCCAGGCGAAACGAGCGGGCGTCATCAGCGCGGATTTATATGCCGATCAGGTGGCTCGACTGAAGCAGGAGTTCGACAAGGTCGCTCTTGGAGGCCGCGGTGCCCGCCGGTCGATGAACAATTTCAACCTCGGCATTCAGCAGGTTGGGTATCAGGTCAGCGACTTCGCCGTGCAGGTGCAGGGTGGCGCCAATCCGTTTGTGGCCCTCAGCCAGCAGGGCTCGCAGCTTGTCGGCATTCTCCCGCTCATGGCCGACAGTCTCGGAATGACCGCTGGCCGCGCTATTGCCCTCAGTTCTGCGCTGGCAGTCGCCATCCCGCTGCTGACGGTCGGGGCGAGCGTGTTTTTTGAGATGGCCAAAGGGGCCGATGATGCAGCAGATAGCGTAGAGACATTCGAGGACCGGATTGAAAGCCTTCGCAAGAGTCTCCAGGACTTCGAAAAGACTCAACGCAACATTCGGATGGGCTTCACGGAAGATGAAGCCTTGGGGCAAGATGCTCTAATTCGAGCTCGAGAGCAGCTCAGAAGTGCGGAAAGAGCAGCGCGCGAGGCGCGCGCGTCCGGTCCTACTGTTATGATAAACGGCCAGCCTGTTTCGCAAGGGGGTGGCTTGGAAGAGGCGAAGTCCCAGCGGGCCTTGGAGGAAGCGCTTAGGGACGTTGCAGATGCCAAGGCTCTGATTGCCCGGATCGAAGATCGCGCTCGAGTTCAGCGTGAGCAAACCTTTGCCGAAGAGGCTGTATCGCTGAAGCAGCAGCTTGAGTTGCAAAGAGCGATCGTTCGCTTCGGTGCGGACTCTGCAGAGGTGGCAAAGGTCGAATCGGAACAAAGAGTCCGCGCGCTAGAGACCCGGCTTCGGGAAGCGGATATCGAAGAAGAAAAGATCGCGTTTTTGGTTCGACAGGCTGAAGAACTGGAGCGTTTGCGTCGAGAGGCCGAGCTGGCCGGAGATGCAACGGACGATCTTGCAGTCGGTATGGACCGCGTATCTCAAGCCTCGCAGCGGGCCGCAGAGAACGTCATGCGTATTGCGCAGGGCATCCGGGATTCAGTTTCGTCTGTTGCGGTCTTGGAATCCGAAAATGCCGTTGCGCGGAGAGTGATCGCAGCTGGGGGAAGTGAATCCGACGCACGGATCGCCTCTCGATCAGCAGCAGCCGGTGCGCGCGTAGCGGAAGATCTTCGCCGTGCAGGTGCTGGGCAAAGAGAGATTGCAGCGGCTGTTGCAGCTGCAACATCAGCAGAGCGCCGCCGGCTTACCGCGCAGGCCGAAAACCGGGATATATTCTCGGTGTTCAACACATCGGGCGGTGGTGGCGGCTCGTCCCGTCAAGGGCGAACCGCGTCGGAGTATGTCGCGCAGCTTGAGCGCGAGGTCGAGCAGCGGGAGCGCCTCATAAAACTTTCGGACGAGGACCGGGAGAGGGTCGAGCGCAGCTACGAAGTTCAGCAACAGATCGCCAGTCTGCAAGGCACGGTCAGCGAGGATCGGGTAAAGGCGCTGCTGAAAGAGGAGCAGCGCGTCAATAAACTGGCGGAGATCGAAGAGCAGCGACGGAATCGCGTCGAAGAACTGGAGGGTGCGTTTAGCAGTTTCTTCATGTCCGTGTTCGACAACGTCGACAACCTCGGAGATGCTTTCAACACGTTGCTGAAGTCCATCGCGAATCAGATATACCGGGAAAGCATTGCAGACCCGCTCTCGGAGGCAGCCGGAGGCGCGATCAGCGGATTCATCGATGGCCTGTTCAGCGCGAACGGGAACGCCTTCGACCGAAGCGGCGTGATGGCTTTCGCCAACGGAGGCGTGGTGAACCGAACCACACCATTCATGTTTGGCAACGGTGGCCGACTCGGTATCATGGGCGAGGCTGGCCCGGAAGCCATCCTTCCTTTGTCCCGGGGGGCGAACGGCAAGCTGGGCGTGCAATCGACCGGTGGCGGCGGTTCGGTGGTCAACCTCGTGGTCGAGAACAACACCGGAGCGAACGCCAATGTCGATGTTCAGTCAGGCGGAAACGGTCAGATTCGGGTTATCTTGGGCGCCGTGGCGCGTGACATTGCCGAAGGGGGCGCGACCTACAAGTCCATCCGTCGGACGTTCCAGCTGCGGCAACCATCCACACTGAGAGGCTGACCTGATGGCGACATGGCCCGCATCCCTTCCCCAACAGTTCGAGCAAGGCACGACCGACAATCGGCAGGCCGGATTCATCCGCACGCCCACGTCTACCGGGCCGGTCAAGATGCGCCGCCGGTTCTCGGCTACGGTGCGCTTCATACAGGGAACCATGCTGTTCACGCAGGCACAGCGGGCCACGTTCGAGACGTTCTACCAAAACACGATCAGTGAAGGGTCTGAAACGATCGAGTTTACGGATCCGGAGGACGGATCGACCACCGCCAGTTTCCGGTTCGTTGAGCCTCCCAGCTTCTCCTATCTGGACGCCGGGTTCTCCCGTGTCACGCTCTCGTGGGAAAGGCTCCCATCCTGATGGCCCGCACGCTCCCTGTATCCGTCGTTGAAGCCGTCAATGCGCAAACCACCGGCAGTGCGTTTTTGTCCCTACTCACGATCGAGCATCCAGACTGGGACACCGTACGGCTGGTGAACGACATCACCGATCTGACCTTCGACAGCAACACCTACACCGCGTTTCCTTTTGCCATATCTCTACCGCCCGACACGGAAGAGCTTCAGCCACGGATGCGCGTGGCCGTGCAAAACGCAGAGCGGACCCTGGTGGACGAGATGCGTGCTATTGCCGGAAATCGAACCCGGGCGACGGCGACCCTTGAGGTGGTCGAAAGTGATTCGTCCGGGACCGTGACATCCGTGGCCACATGGTCTCAGTTTGAACTGGTCAACGTGCAGTACAACGTCGATGTCCTGACGTTCGATCTGGTGATTGAAACCTTCATTTCAGAGGGGTTTCCCAAGGACAGCTTCGCGCCGTCCACGTTCCCAGGCGTGTTCTGATGGATATGTCGCGCTACATCGGCATTCCTTTTGCATGGGATGGTGACAGCGTGGATGGAGCCTCGTGCTGGGGGCTGGTGCGCCTAGTCTTGCGTGAAACTCGGGGGGTGGAGATCGATCCGCTCCTTGGAGCCCGCCGGCGGGTGGCGACAGGGGACGACGTGCGTCAGTATGCCTCTCATGGAGCGTTTGTGCCGCTTCTCGGGGACCAGTGGACCGCAGGAGATGTTTTGCACATGTGGGGCGTTCATGGAGGCCGCAGGACGCCTCTCCACGTCGGGCTGTGCCTCGGGGGCGGAAAAGTGTTACACACCGAAAAGACCACCGGGTCGTGCGTCATAGACGTGCGCAGGAAGCGGGACGCATGGCGCCCGATTATGGGGTATCGGTATGTCGAATGACGTCATTGTCGCGCCTGAAGTTCTGCCGCAGGGATACTTCCGTCTCACGCTGCGCCTGAACCCGTTTCAGGAGCGTGCCGACGATGTCGTGAATGTTCAGCAGGGATGCACGGTCGCGGACCTTTTGCCTCCTGACATCCACCCGACACAAGCGACGGTGCTCATCAACGGCGTCGACATTCCGTCGGAGTGGTGGACACGAACACGTCCCCGGGCCGGTTCACATGTCACGATCAGGATTGTTCCAGGGGTCGAAGGCGCTGTGGCGCTGGTCTCGGCTATTGCGGGATCGGCCACAAAGTCCTGGCTCGCTTCGCTCGGCGTCTCTTCGTGGCTGGCGGCAGCCGGTGGCGCGGTCGTGTCGGCCGCGATCGGGTTCATCGGCAACTCGTTGTTCGCACCACCTGTCACGGAGCGCGCCCGCCGACAGGAAGAGCCCGAGGTGTTCTCTATCCGGGGGTCACGGAACCGGCTGCGGCCGTTTCAGGCGGTCCCTGTGGTTCTCGGAGAGCATGTGTTTGTCCCGCCTTACGGCGCTGCGCCTTACACCGAGGTGGTCGGAAACAAGCAGTATTTGCGGTTTGTCGTGATCTGGGGTTACGGCCCGGTTGAGGTCGAGGACATCCGCATCGGCAACACGCCTATCGCGCAGTTCACTGGAGTTGAACAGGAGGACGACTTCACTGGCACTGCGGACAGTCTGACGCTCTACCCTGCCGTGGCAGATCAGGAGGATCTGTCCGTTGTTCTGACAGACAGTTACCAGACGCGAACCACCTCGATCGAAACGGACGAGATCGGCCTAACCATCTCGTTTCCGCAAGGTCTTTTCCGGTCACGCCAGAAGGATGGTATCCCTATATCGGAGTCTGTAGCGTTCGACATCGAGTATTCCGTTGCGGGATCCGGATCGTGGACGACGATTACCGACACCGCAGTCGATGCAGATCCCGAAAACGAGTTCAACGACGCATCTTCCAGCTCGTTGGTGGGTGGGAACGTGACGCGGAGTTCGACACGCGCTGTTCGGATCAGCTACCGCATCATCAACCTGACCCGTGCGCAATACGATGTGCGTATCCGACGGACCGCGGCGGAAAGCACGAACGAGCGTGTGTCCGACCAGGCCCTTCTGACCGCGCTGCGATCATTTCAGGACGAAGATCCGATCAACCTGACCGGTGTGGCCAAGTCGGCGTTTCGCATTCAGGCCACTGACCAACTGAACGGGATCGTTGACCAGCTGCGCGGGCGGGTAAAGCTGCTGATTCCGACATGGTCAGGATCTGGGTGGAGCGGCGAAAACGCCACGCAGAATCCCGCTGCGATTTACCGATACGTCCTGACAGGAGCGCCGAACGCCAAGGCGCGCACTTCGGCCCAGATCGACGACGACAAGCTGGGCGAATGGTATGACCTGTGTGAAACGAACGGCTACACCTACAGCCGCCCGATCACGTCCCGCACGCCGGTGCGCGATCTGTTGCAGGAGATCGCCGCGGCCGGGTTCGCATCGCCCAGCTTCGTGGACGATCTGTGGTCTGTCATCATCGACGAGCCGCGGACTACGATCGTTCAGCATTTCACTCCACGCAACACGCGGAATTTCTCGGGATCCGTCGTGTTCTCCGAGGTTCCCGAAGCTGTTCGCATCCGGTTCAATAACAAGGACGTGGATTACAACGAGGACGAGCGGATCGTCTATGACGATGGCTTCAACGCTGGAAACGCCACGGAGTTTCAGGCGATCGACCTTCCGGGTATCGTCGATCCGGATCACGTTTACCGCCTTGGACGGCATTTCCTCGCCACCAACAGGTTGCGTCCCGAAGCATTCAGTTTCGAGACGGACATTGAGCATCTGGTGGCCACTCGAGGAGATCTGTGCCGCCTGACGCATGACGTGGCGCTGATCGGCCAGACCAGTGGACGCATTCTGAGTGTCGATTCTGGGGCCAGCACGGTGACGCTCGACGAACTGGTCATCATGGAGTCTGGGAACACTTACCAGATGCGTATCCGCCAGGGAGACGGCGACATCGTTCTTCGCAACGTCACGCTGTCGGTCGGAACGTCCACAACTGTCACTCTGGATTCTGTTACCGGACTGTCCGCCGGCGATCTGTTTTCGTTTGGGCAGGCACAGCAAGAGAGCATCGACATCATCATCCGGGGAATCGAGCCACTGGAGGATCTCGGGGCCCGCATCGACGCTCTGGTCTACAACGCGGACATCTATGGCGCATCGAACACGATCCCGCCATACACCAGTGTCATCTCCCCTCCGGTGTCCCGATCCTTTACCGGCCCACCTCCTCCTATTATCGAGAGTATTCGGACAGACGAGTCCGCTCTCATTCGAACGACGCAGGGGGCTCTGGAGCCCGGTATCGTGATCTACGTCCGGGCAGGAGAGCCAAACGTCACTCGGTCCGGGTTTTCGATCACAACGGTCAGCTACCAGGCGCGCTATCGCCTAGCAGGATCGTCTGATCCGTTTCGCTACACCGCCATTCTGAACGCTTCGACCGAGTCGATCGATTTGCGCGATGTGGAAACCGGGGAAGCATATGACGTCGAGGTATATGCTCTTGGTCCGGAAGGAGAGATTTCGGACGCATCCGTTCGGCTGAACGTGCAGGTTCTTGGTGCTACCGCGGATCCTCCAGCGATCGACACGCTCAACCACAACACGATCGGCAAGAGCAGCTACGTCGAGTGGACCTATCCGAGCATTCCGGTCGATGTGGTGGCGTATGAGATTCGCTATCACCCCGATCAAGGGGTGACAGATTGGGCGGCGATGACGACTCTGTCGGACGAGATATCGCGCCAGACGCGCAGCTTCACCGTGCCCTCGCGCAGCGGAAGCTACGCGATCAAAGCGATCGACGTGCTGGGGAACAAGTCCGAATCGCCCACAGTCATAAACGCTTCACTCGAGGATCCCATTGCACCGAACGTGATCTCCACGATCACCGAAGATCCGACATTCTCCGGAACCAAGACGGACGTATCCGTGGTCGGGACAGAGCTGCGACTGACTGATTCGACCACTGACCCGATCGGGTTCTATGAATTTGGAGAGACTGACCTCGGATCGGTGCAGTCCTTTCAAGTGAAGGCGAACATCGCTCTGGGCGCATTCTCTGACACCTCGACGATCGAAAACTGGGCGACCCTCGCGTCGGTCGCTACGATGGCTGGAACGGCAACCGGGGATGACCTTCTGGTGTACCTCGAAGCCGCCTACAGCCTTGACGACGTGGCGTCTGGCCCGACCTATACCGACTATCGGCGGTTCGTTGTCGGGGAGTATACAGCGCGCTGGATCAAGTTCCGTCTGGTGCTGGAGACGCGCGTCGAGAACCAGTCTCCCAGCATCACCGGACTGGAAGTGGCCATCGAAATGGATGACGAGATTCGCCGAGGGAGCGACATCTCAAGCGGGGCGTCAACCTACTCGGTCACGTTTTCTCCGGCGTTCGAGCAGTTGGTGTCGGTGACAGTCACGCCTCAAGATCTCGCAACAGGGGACTATTTCTCCGTGACGAACAAGACGCGCACCGGTTTTGATGTTACATTCCGCAACAGCAGCGGAACTGCCGTGGATCGCACATTCGACTATCAGGCCGTGGGATATGGCCGGGAGAGAGGAACATGAGTCAGTCTGATTTTGGTACGATCAACCCGGCCACGAAGTCGGGCACTGCTCTTGCATCCGATCTGAACAGCTTCAGGGACGCTCTTAACACCATGCACTCCGGGGGGTCTCAGCCCAGCTACATTCAGACCGGGATGCTCTGGGCCGACAGTTCCTCTGCAGATCTGGAATACAAGGCGTTCGACGGTTCCGCGTCGATCTCGTTCATGCAGATGGACGCATCGGCCAACACGATGAGTTTCTTCATCGGTGGCAATCAGGTCGACGCCTTTCTGGACGAGGACGACATGGCGTCCGACAGCGCCACGGCTGTCCCGTCACAGCAAAGCGTCAAGGCGTATGTGGATGCTCTGCCGTTTCAGGAAAGCTACTCGAGTTCGGCACAAACGATCACGTCCGCAGGCTCTCTGTCTCTGACCCACGGACTCAGTTCTGCACCCTCTTTGGTGCAGCTCCGGTTGCGATGCGCTGTCGCGGAAGGCGGATATTCTATCAACGATGAAGTGCTGTTTTCTCTTAGCGCGGAGTTTGACAAGGGGATTTCATGCGTGATCGGCGCAACGAATATCGACATCCGGTTCGGCTCCAATTCTGGACTTTGCGAACTGCCGAACAAATCGACTGGAACGAGGTTTCGAATCACCAATTCAAGATGGAGACTGCTTGTAAATGCGTGGGCATGATGAAAAATGGCTGATAACAGTTTTCGCCATCACCTGACCGCTGCCGCACGGGATATTGCTGTGCTGGGATCCGTCGCCGGGGCGCTGCTGGCTGCGAGTATTGCGCTCACTCGGCCCTACTGGGAACCTTTCGCTAATCTGCCCGAAGATGTGGCTCGTATTCAGCAGCAGGTCGTTACGATTCAGACACGCCTCACAGAAGGTCTGTCTCCCGAGATCGTTTCATTCAAACAGTCGATTTCCGTGCAGGATACAGTCAAGCAGGGTGGAACCTTGGCAATTCTCTACTTCCTCAAACGGCACGCTTCATGTCAAACGGAAGTCAGACCGCTGTTTTATGACATAAAACAGAATTTCAGTATTTCAGCGGAACCGTTTCTTGCGCAGCGTGCGCCAGTGACAACCCAATACATCCTGTTCCAGGTTCGGGTGCCGATTCCAGAGGATATCCCTCTGGGGGAATACGTTTATGTCGCAGAGTTAGTTCCGATAGACTGTGGCGTCTATGGACCGATGCGCGCCCTGCCATCACAGACGTTCACCGTGACCGAAAGGGAAGAGCGATGATCGAGAACTTTCACAACAGTCTCCGGTGGGTGCTGGAGCATGAGGGTGGATACGTCAACCACCCGGATGATCCGGGCGGCGCGACCAACCGCGGCGTCACACAGCGGGTCTATGATGGGTACCGGAAACGAAAACAGAAGCCCACGCAGAGTGTCCTTGAGATCACCAGCGATGAAGTCACGGACATCTACCGTCGGCAATACTGGAGCGCGGTGCGTGGGGATGAGCTCCCAGCAGGTCTCGACTATTGCGTGTTCGACTTCGCGGTGAACAGCGGCCCACGTCGAGCCATCCAGTTCATGCAGCGCGAACTTGGCGTATCGGATGACGGTATCATCGGCGAAATCACGATGGGCGAGATAGATCGTCTCAGTCCCACAAATGTGGGTCATGTTTGCAGCGCAATCTGCACCGATCGCTTGGCGTGGCTCAAGCGGCTTCGTCATTGGTCGACGTTCGGCCGTGGGTGGACCCGCCGCGTGGAAGATGTGCGCAAGCGGTCGGTCGCGCTGGCGGACAAAGTGCGCCCCCCGGTCGAGGTAGACCCGGGAGATTACCTGGCAGGTGTTCCGATCAAGGACCCCATGGGGAAAGCCGAAGGCCCGGAGCGTATCACCGCGCGTGCGAGCGATCAAAAGGGGCCTCTCGCAGCCGCCGGTGCGTCGATACTTGGTGGCGTGTCCACGGTCATCACAGCGGTCTCTGAGGCACCTCTGTCGATCCAGATTGCAGTGGCTGCGGTGATCGTCATGGCAGGCGCTGCTGCGGTCGTATATTTTCTGCGGGGACAATCCGATGGGGCCTATTGAGTATGCCATGGCGGCAGGTGCAGTCGCCGCAGCGTCGGTCATAGGAGTCCAAAGCTACCAACTAAGCGAAGCTCGAGATCAAGTAGAGAAGCGCGCCGTAGCCGCTGCTGCGGCGCAAGGGGCTCTGAGAAACTGCTCAGATCGACTGGCATACATCCTTCAGGCGGAGAAGCGAAATGCGACCATTCCTGACGATCTGCTTAATTTCGACGTTCCTGACGACTGGCTGCTCGGGTCAACGGGAGAAGATCCCTCCAGCGATTGAAGGTCCGCTGTTCTGCGACATTGTGACAGAGCGGTTTCGCTACACTCAACCGGAGATCGACCTTCGGGCAGAGAAATTTCCTGCGAACCTGCGGCGGGAGTTCGAAATCAATCTGAGTTTCGACGCGGAATGCGTGGATCCCGCCGCAGATGGGTCTGGTGGCTAGTCGATCACCCGGAGACGCTTCGCATACCACGGAGTCTTATCCGGCTGTGCCGTGTTCCGGATGAGAATCATTTCGACTTCATCCATTTCTTCAATGTCCATCTCATCGACACAGTTCCGGTCAATGAAAACTGATTCGTCTGTGTCAGATCGAATTGCGAAAGCGGGTCCATCGTCAACTACGCTAACTACGAACCCTGATACTTTTTCTGCCATAGCTTACCTCTTGTCAGAGTTTTTGAGAATGGCCGTCAGGATGAGGCCGATTGGCCCAAGAATAAGGCCGAGAAGCCCGCCCCGGACACCGTCGATGGCGACACCAATGATTCCGAACAGAATTGATGCCAGAAGGATAATTTCCATTATGCGTGTTCCTTTTTCTTTGCGCATTCAGGTCCAAACCCCGTGATGATGCTCTCGGGGTTAGTGAGGGGACGCGCGCACCGCGCGCAGCGTCCTTCATGCCAGAACTCCGCGGTGACCGGCATGCGGCCGATGCGCAGGTTCATGAGCATCCAGTCCAGCGCAGCATACGCCGGGTGTGCAGGAGCACCCTTGCGTCCGGGCTGCATCTGAAGATCGTTTCGGAAGTATCCGATGTATGTATAGTCGGACGTGTTGTCTGGTCCGGTCAGGATCTCGACGAAGTGAACGTCACTATCGCTTTTGCGGACGCGGAACGTCTTGCGGTTCCCGGTGACCAGAGAGACGAGAGTGAACACGGCGTTCCCGCCAAGAATGAATGCCTTCGCATCGGCTGCACTGTGAATCTGCATTGTGTAATCCTCTTTCGTTATCTGTAAACATAAGGACAGATTACCTCGCAGTCAACACCCCTATGTAGGTCGGCTCGTAGAGACCTCCGTTGTGCCGGTTCCACCGCAGGAACGGGATACAGTCCCAGTCCCGAAGGACGTGAACCAGAACGCCCAGAGCCATCTTGTCCCCGCCACAGTCTGCGAGGAAGTCATACTCGGGGTCGAAATCGTTCAGAATCTCGGACGCTTTCTGGTGCGCCGCTTCAGGATTCTGTGACACCGGAAATCGGTAGTCGAAGATGAACTTGATCTCTCCGAAGCGACGGGCCGTTGACAGGTCTGGCTGACGTTTGCTGGGACTCGGCTCTTGGGCGAAATAGACAGTCACGTTTCCTTACTCTCCCGCTGCATCTTTTCCAGGATGGCTTGGCGAATCCACTTGGCCCGGAGGCCATGAACGCCTGCCGGAGGAAGTCGGTCTGCGATTTCCTTGGGGATGCGCGCCGCCACAGCGACTTCAAGAGTGTTGGTCTTGGGCATGAACCGTCTCCATCAACAGGTCTTGCAGTTGGCCATGCGACTTCAATGCGTCTGCCACCTGCTGCTCTTTTGTGTTTACTGCAAACAAGACGTGAGAGATAGCCTGTTTTTTCTGGCCTTTTCGGGCGAGCCGACGGTTCCCCTGCTCCCACAACTCCTGGCTCTCCGGAAGCGAGAACCAACATGCCTGCGAGGCGCCTCCGACATGGAGGTTCAAGCCATGCGCAGCTGAGTTGTGAACTATAAGAGCGTTCCCGCTGGAGGTCTTTACCATGAACCTGTTTCGAGGACCGCAGTTTACGAGATCGTAGACCTCGACTTCCTCCCCTGTGGGTACGTTGACGTCCGGTACAAAGCTAGGGCTGCGTCTCCATCGTCGTTGGTTTCTTCCAGATAAGGGGTTATGGCTCCTCGGCTCACTTCGTTTTTCCGGCAAAACTCGGCTAAGTGAATACATCCGTTTCCCGTTTTCACCCAGCGATTGTTCCTCTTGTTCTTTTGCTGCTCTAGATTGGAGGCCCACCGGCAGTTCTCCGGGGAGTAAGGACCATTGTTGTCTATCCTCTCCAGAGTTAAACCTTCTTGGTAAGAACCGCCCATATCCGAATAAAAATTGGAAAAAGACATCCATCTGTTGCAACACTGGATGCCTCTTGCTCCATAATTTTTGTATCCAGAATATCGAGAATCTGTAGTTCTTGCTACCATATGTCTCCAAATTCGGTATATCCGACTTTTGGACATTCCGTGAAGAGAATCTGGATAGCATTCTTTGCAATATTGACGTTCCAATCGATTCGAGCGAACTACATTCTGAAGTAAATGAATATCTACATGACCGCACGTCAGGCACTCTGCCTGAACTTGCTTTTGAGGACGGGCTTTTGGGCGCCGGTAGTAGCGCTCTTCTAAGTTCTTTATGATCTTGAACAAATCTTGCTTCTTTCCATTTCTCGCCAACCAAAATCCTATGGTCAGGAGTCATTCTAACTCCGTCAATATCGATCACGTTTCTTTTGCCTTCCACCCTGATTTTTCAGTCAAGACTAAAGTATCAGAAGCAAGACACGCCGGATGAACACACAGCACCTGGTGCTTCCCGTCGAGCCATGCGTCGACCTTGTCGATACCGACCACACCCGGGATGCGTTTCTGGATGCGCTCGAACTCGTGTCGATAGCGAAAGAACACCAGAAGCTGCTCCCCCTGAAGATCGTCGGTAAGGTCACCCAAGGCATCTGTCTTGGCGGGGTGAAGATCGACCCACTCTTTCTCCAGCCCGTGGTAAATGGCTCCGCTGGCGATCTGGATCAGCTTGTTGCGCATCTGCGCCGGTTCGATCGCGGTGATTTCGATCCCCTTGTGTTCCACCTCCAGTTCCGTCTGGAGCGTCTCGTAGAGCGTCCGAACAGGCTTCGGTAGGTCGACAGGGATCAGGTTGATCTTGGCCTCTGGAGACGCAGCTTCTGGCGGCGTGGCATAGGCGTAAGGCTTCATCCTCTCCCGCAGATCGGCTTCGGTGTTTGCGTAGGGAATCCAGATCACGCGGCGCTGGTCGACCGGGAAGAAATACCGCGTCTTGAAGTGCGTGAATGTCTCACCGAGAACAGGCCCGTGGGTGCAGTAGGTCTGCGACCACAGGCCCATGAGAGAGTTCCCACGAGGTGTCCCTGTCAGGCCGATCCGAACCGGCACTTCGGTGATCGGCCGGCGCATTTTCTTGAACCGCTTCGCGCTGGGCGATTTCATCTTGGAGAGCTCGTCGAAGATGATCGCGTCGAACATCGACAGGTCGCGCCCCAGTGTGTCCAGCAGCCACGGAATGAGCTCGTAGTTGATGAGCAGGTACCGGGCCGTGGACTCACGCAGGACGCGTTCACGGCGCGCAGGAGAGCCGGTGAGCAGATCCATGGTGCAGTGTGCCAGATGAGCCCACTTCGCAGCCTCCTGGCGCCACACGAGCTCCACGATGCGCTTCGTTCCGACGATCAACGTGCGAGACAGGAACATTTGTTCCACCGCGGTCAGCGCGATGACAGTCTTTCCCGATCCGGGTTTCGACCACACCGCCAGGCGTTCTCTCTGCTGGATCGCGTCGATCGCATCGGTCTGGATCGGGGAAAGGTCAGCGAGACCGAGCATCAATTCGCCTCCGCGCCGCCGCGACAATCCCGACCGCCTCGCGCCACGAGGTGGGATAGAAAACCTCGTGACCGATCTTGTTCAGTTCCTTTTTCCGGATCTTCTGCTGCTTCCGAATCGCGCCGCCCGGCTTTTTGAACTCCATCCACACGCATCGGCCCGGGGCGTAGACGACGCACCGGTCTGGCCAGCCGGATGTGCCGACCTTGATCGCCAGCGCGCCGATCTTCGCCAGTTCGACGACGGCCCGGGCTTCGATGCGCGACTCGAGCGTCATTTCGGCCTATCGTCAGTCCCGGCACCGCGCTCTTCGAATGCGATCAGGAACGCAAGGCAAGCGATGGCGTGCCAGAGGTGCGACTTGCCTGTCTCAGGATCGTGGCTCTCACCGCGCCACCAGGCCCACATGTGGCGCATCAGGGCGGCAAACGGACGACCCCAATGCATTCCTTGCTCCCAATTACGATCGCCGTACTTGGCCGCGCCGAAAGTAAGGATCCACGCCAAAGCATCTGTCGCCTCGGGAGGAACGAGGTCGTAGCGCAATTTGTCCGCGTCATCCTTGCGCCCGCCGTCACCTGTCCAGCTGTCACCTCTCATGGATCTGTACCCCAGCTTCGTTGAGCATTTCTTCGGCAATTATCAGGTCCGGGCCCCATCGATCGCGAAACTCGTTCGTCGGCGCAGGCCAGCAGACATGCGCCACGCCGTTCTGGATCAGCAGGGCGGCGCATTGCGTGCAGCACGGGTGCGTCACCATGATGGTCGACCCCTCGAGATTCCCAGTGGCGAAGCTGACCGCGTTCTTTTCCGCGTGGAGCGTCATCTTCAGTTTCAGATCCCGGTTGTGCAGTCGGCGAGGCTGATCTTCGACGCCCCGCGGCAGGCCGTTGTAACCGGCGCTGATGATGCGCCGGCGGCTATCAAATATCACCGCGCCGACCTTGGTCGACGGATCCTTGGACAGTTTGGCGACATGCTGCGCCATGCCAAGCGCCCAGTCCCAGATACGCGGCTCTTTCAGAGGGCAATCCATCACATCCCCAACGCGTCTTTGTAGAGCTGCATGATCGCTTCCTGCTCCGCGACATCGTCGGGGTCTTTCTTGCGCAACTGGATCAGCGCGCGAATGGTCTTGGTGTCATAGCCCAGCGCCTTGGCCTCGGCCATGATCGCCTTCTGGTGCTCCGACGCATCCTGCTTCACTCGATTCTGCTCTTCCATCCCTTCGATGATGGATTCCAGCTTCTCGCGGACGATGCTGTTGTGTCCTGCTTCACTCACTTACGATACCTCTCGGTTTCAAACGCATCGACCTTCAAAGGGAAATCGGTCAGCCATGCGGGTGGTGTTTCCATTGCGCGGGAGAACTGCTCCAGCGTGCGGTCTTTCAGACTGACGATCTCGTCGTGGACCGTCAGGATGAGCGGAGCCCCATCGCGCCACAGGGAGATGATGGCGTGCGCCATGACATCCCGGGCGGTGGACTGCGTGATGTGGCCGGTCAACGCGCCGCCGTAGATAGACACGCGGCCGTAATTGGGGCTGTTTTTCAGCTTGCCGAAACACGTCCAGCTGGTAAATCCGTTCTCTTTCATCTCCAGCTTCACCTGGTAATAGCGCAGGCGGCGGAGGCTCGGCAGGATGATGTGCATCTCGGTCAGCTTCGATCTTCGGCGCGTTCTTGCGATACGCCTCGGTGACGGTTTTCGCTTCGCTGACCGGGATCTGCACGTCATAGGTCTGGTCGAGCATGGTGCGGAACCCGTTGTGTCCGAGGCCGTAACCACTTCCGAGTCGCGCCTGCTTTCCCATAAAACGTTGATATTGCGTAACATTTTCTACTGGAACACGGTAAATAGCTGCGGCCATAATGCGGTAAGGGTCTAATCCTTGCCGAAACTCGTCAAGGTGATCCTCGTCCCCCGCCAGCCACGCCAACATGCGCGCCTCGATCTGCGCGTAGTCTCCGATCAGCAGGCCGCGTGCTTCGCGGATCAGACCGCGGAGCATCCCAGACAGGGTGTCGATGATCTCATCTTCGTAGAGGTATTCGAACAAGCCCGCTTGCAGCGCCGCGAACGCGATGTCCTGCGCCTGGCCCAGTCCTCGGGTCAAGTTCTGCATCTGTATGCCGGCACCGCTCCACCGGACGGTCCGTTCCGCTCCGCCGTAGATCAGATTGCCTCGAGCCCGTCCGTCCGTCTCTGACCGGCCGAGGAACGCGGGCAGCTTGTTCAGGGACGTCTTGGCGAAGGTCTGACGCGCCTCTCCCACCCGGCGCTGATCGTCGGGTAACGAGGGGTCTTTCAGAAGGTCACGCAGCGGTGCCTTGGCCACGCTGTCGAGATCCAAGTAGGATGCGATCTGGGAAACCTGTCCGAGCGTGAACCCGAACTCCCGTTCGATCTCTCGGGACAGGCGGTCCTTCTCCCGCTCACCGGTCTCTTTCATCGTGGAGGCTGCGGCCCGGTCGATCGCCACCCCGCGTCGATTCATGTCG